GAAAAGTACTTTAGTCAAGTACATGTAATTGCTGGTAATAGACCAGATGACTATCAGTTCAGATTGATTTCTGGTGCTGAAGAAGAAGGTGGTAACTATGTTTATCAGGCAGAAGTGTTTGGTGGACAAGAATCCTTGTTAGGAGTACCTGGTAGCGAATTAGTTGCTGGTGTACGATTCAGTATTGAATCTGCCTACGTTGAAGATGAGTTATCAACTCGAGGTGCTGATATCCAGTTTACTTCTCCTTATTTAATGAGAAACTCTGTTTCTACATTGCGTATGGAACATAAAGTTTCTGGAGCCATGATTGACGTGAAAGTTAAACCTGTTTATTTCGCTGGTATTGAAACCCGTGACCCTAATTCAGGAAAAGTTCACAAGTCAGTAACATGGATGCAAGAAGTATATTGGCAATTTGAGAAATCCTTATCCAGAATTAAAGCTAGAACATTAATGTTTGGTAAAACAAACCGAGATGAAAATGGTAGATTCTTGAATAAAGGGGCTTCTAACATTGAGATTAAAGCAGGTTCAGGTATTAGAGAACAAATGGAAGTATCAAATACTACCATGTATAATAACTTCTCTATTAGAATGCTTGAAGATTTGCTATCTGAATTAGTAGAAGGTAAATTAGATTTTAGTGAACGTAAGTTCATGTTGCGAACAGGTGAAAGAGGTGCAGCTCAATTTAGTAGAGCGGTAACAGCTGAAGCCTCTGGTTGGTTAGCTATTGGATTTGATAATACAAATATAAATGCAATCAATAAAACTTCATCTAAATTCCATGAAAATTCATTTAAAGCAGGGTTCCAATTCACAGAATGGACTGCTCCAAATAATATTCATGTAATGCTTGAGGTAGACCCTATGTATGATGATAAAGTAAGAAACAAAATCGTTCACCCTGATGGTGGAGTAGCTGAGTCTTACCGTTATGATATCCTTTACATTGGTTCAATGGAAGAACCTAATATCCAAAAAATTAAAGTACGTGGTGACGATGAGTTACGTGGTTACTTAGCTGGTATTAGAGACCCATTTTCAGGACGTAGGGGTGGAGTAATGCAACATATGGAGGATTCTGCAACTATGAGTGCTATGTGTGGAACTGGTGCTATGGTGAAAGACTCATCTAGAACTGCAACGTTGAAACCTGCGATATTAGCATAAGACTAATAAGGTTATAAATAAGTTTTTAGGGGGTGTAACAACCCCCTTAATTTTACATTAAATTTAAAAGGGAGATAAATATGGAAACAAAGGAAGGGACTTTCCAACTACCAAATGATATAGTAGTAGTAAAGTTTATTAAAAGAAAAAAAGGACTAGCAGCTAATGTGGAAGATAATCACGTTATCTCTGGTGGAATGCTATCAGGAGCTAAAATTAAGTATTGTGCACCACTTGAAAGAAATGGGGCTATTGCAAATGTTTTAACTTCAGAAGAAAAAAGTTATTTAGAAGAGCAATTAGGTGGGCAAAATTTGTCTGTTTATGGTCCATTCTGGAAAAACTTTTTTGTGTCATTATTTAAAGATGATGCTAATAATAGATTTGATTTAAGTAACCCATTGGATTACATTTCAGTAAAAGTATTAGAAGCTTGGAAAAATGAGATAGCACCAAACTGGAAGGCTAGAAATGATAGTACAACTTATAGATTCGTTATTACAAGAGAAGATGAAGAATTTAAAGAAGATAAAGCTAAATTAGATATTAAGAAAATAGCTTGGAAATTATATGGTAAAATTGAGGATGATAAAGAAAAACTTATTGGAATCTTAAAATTACTATCTAATCAACCAATTTCTAAAGATTCTAAGTTGGATTGGATACAAGGTAAAGTTGAAACTATTCTTGACGCAAAACCATCTTCTTTTTTAAGTGTTGCAGAAGACCCATTATTAGAAGTTAAAATGCTTGTTAATAAAGGTGTTGATAATGGACTTATTGAAGTAAGAGGTAATAAATATAAAACTGTTGATGGATTAGAGCTTTGTGATGCTGGTCAAACTGCATCATTTGACAATGCTGTAAAATATTTAAACAATCCTAAAAATCAAGAGATTAAATCTCTACTAGAAGCAAGGATAGATAACGCAGAGTAATCATGACTGTAACAGAATTTAGTAATGAATTTGATATTGCATACAATAGTATAGCTACTAATGCTGCACCTGGGATTGATTTATATGAGAAGTCAGTATTTTTAACTAAAGCTCAAGATGAATTAATATCAAATTATTTTAATCCTAAAGGTAATAAATATCAAGAGGGGTTTGACCAAAACCAAAAGCGTCAAATTGACTTTTTAGATTTAATACAGGTTAAAAAATTATCAGCAAGTAGTAGCCCAGTAATTTCAGAGACTATTAAATTAGATAACAGGAGTAGATTATTTTCAATACCTAGTGATATATTATTTATATTAAATGAAAGTGTTAATGGAAGTATAGTTAGCACCGATAGGGGAAATGGTAGAGTTAATAGTATAAATAAAATATTAACTATTATACCAGTTACATTTAAAGAGTATGCTGAATTTATGTCAAAACCATATAAGTTACCATACAAAAATCAAGGCTGGAGACTTATTAATAATTCTGGTCCTACAAATGTATTTGAGCTAGTAACTGACCCTAATATAACTATAAATGATTATATATTAAGATATGTTAAAAAACCTAGTCCTATTATACTTGTAGATTTAAATACTGAGTTTAATGGTGAAGGATTAAGTATAAATGGACAAACATCCGCACAAACTTGTGAATTAGATGATAGTATACATCAAGAAATATTACAAAGGGCTGTAGAGTTAGCTAAATCATCCTACGAAGGTAATATTAATTCTATAATTGAATTAGGTAAAAGAAGCGAATAATGACTACAGATGAATTTTCAAATGAACTTGATACACGTTTAAATAAATATAATATTAATTTAAATGAGTATGAAAAATCTATTTACTTAACATCAGCTCAGACTGAAGTAGTTAAATCTTATTTTCCAATAGGGATAGAGAGAAATGCTAAAATAGGAATAGATTTAAAAGAGTTAATAAGAGGATATATATCTGAAGACAAAATAACTTCTTTAAATAAGATATCAGATAACTCTAAGTTTTTTAAAGTACCAGATAATATACTTTTTATATTACAAGAACAATGTAACATTATATCAAGTGATAGTTGTTTAAATGGTAAACTATTAGATATAGTTCCTAAAACACATGATGAATATAATGTACAAATTAAGAATCCTTTTAGGAAACCGAATTCTTCAGTAGTATGGAGGTTATATTATTCAAAACAAGACCTTAGTGATAATGTTGAACTAATAAGCCCATATGATATATCTAAGTATAAAGTTAGATATATAGCTTACCCAGAACCTATTGTATTAACAAATTTAAGTACTGGTTCTTTTGGAGAAGGTTTATCCATAGATGGAGTAACCACCTACCAAACATGTAAGTTAAATGAAAGCATACACAGAGACATTTTAAATAAAGCAATAGAATTAATTCTTACAAACTATAACCCAAAACAGGGTTAATAAAAAAATAAATTAAAAACAATTTAAATTAATAAAAAAATGAGTATATTTGGACACAACCAAGTAGGAGAACTTATAATTGGGAATGCAGTAGCTACAGAAACTACTATTGCTACTTTTATTGCTTCTGCTTCTGACAAAGAAATTGCATGTCTGTCTGCTGACGGAACTGCTCCAGCTGCTGGAAAGGATTTTAAATTCTTACAAAAAACTGCTGGTAATGCATCTAAAGGATTGAACTTTGAGTTCTCCGATGTGGTAAAGGCTAATAAAGTAGATGCTGTAACAGTACATACTTATGTGCCTGAAACACAAAAATCTGTTACTGTATCTGGTTTTACAGGTAACGTAGTAGCTAACACAACTTATGCTGTTGAGGTTAGAATTTATAATGATGGTGGTTCTCTTTCCCCTGAAAATTTTGCTGTTGTAACTGGTTATTATGTAACTGGTGCTAGCGTTGCAGCTGAAACTGCTGCTACAATTCGTGATGGTATTTTAACATCATTGAATTATAATCTTGGAAAAAGAAATGCTGGCGAGGTAACTGCTACCGCTGATGGTGCAGATATTTCAATTGATGGTATTGCACAAGTTGCAGTTCCTGGTAAAATTGCTGGAAAACAAATTGAGTTTGATGTAACTGCAAAACAATTCCTTAACACTTCTATTTTACATGAAAATTTAGGATTGTTAACTGTAGTTGTTGATTCTCAAAACAACCCAGGAAGAGGAACAGGAAAATATGCTATCAACCTCGAATGGTTTAATAAAGGATACAAATATGAAGTATATCGTCAAACAGGTTTCCCTGCTGATTTTGCTACTCCATATTATGCATCAGCAGCTGGTATTTATAATACTATTCATATCAAATATTTTGATGATAGAATTTCTCCAAATTTAGAGAAACAATACAAATTACTTACTATCTTATTAGATAAAGGGGTAGACAATTTAGCTAATAATGCATCAACAAATGCTGTATTAGCTGATTTAACAACTATTTTAGGAGCTGCTAATGTTCCTGCTGCTTTACCAGTAGTATAATTAACAGTCTAATTAATAATTAGAAGGGAGAGGAAGGTGTAAAAACGCTCTTCTCTCCCTTTTTTAATTCCTCTAATATGAAAATATCGAGTTTAACCATATCTACAGATAGGACACAAATAAATTTAACAATAACTGATGCAGCTACAGTATCTTCTTTAAGACTATGGACTGATATTACTTATAAAGATTATAGTTTAGCTATTGATTTATCATCAAAATTAACTGGAGGAGTTACAGAAAATATTGTAATAACTTTAACTGATTTATCTCTTCAATACTTTGATGGTATTTATTTTATAGAAGCAGAAGACCCTGACGAAATGTCAATTCAAGTTGTTGCTGATTTAACAAGATATAAAGAATGTATTTTAACAAAAGTATTACAAGTCGCAGAATGTAATGATTGTTTAAAAGTACTTAATTCATCTATTATAAATTCACAAGTATTATTAAATGCATTAGAAGTTGCAGTTAGTGAAGGATTTATTGATGATATAATATTAACAGTTGAAGCATTAAATAAATTCTGCTCTGATAATTGTAAAACATGTGGAGAATTTAATAATGTACTAGATACTAATTATTACTCATCATAATTATGAGCCTTATAAATAATACAATAATATTAAGTAGTACAACAAGAGCTATAAAAAAAGCAAAGGCAACTGGTAAATTAAATACAGATGAAATATTCTCATTTATTTTACTAAATAATCTTATTGATTTTGTAGATGGTACAATAGTTAATGGCTCTTCTTATTTTAAAGAAACAAAATCTAATTTATTATTGTTGATTCAAAACTTAGTATATAGAAACCCAGATACTATTTGTAATTACAAAACAGCAGTAAATACAAATAACCTACGAACTATTAGTCAAAGTGTAGTAAATACAGCACCTACAGTTAGTGGTATTACTATTCCTATTTTATTAGAAGATAGTTATACTTTTAAAGTTAGTGACTTTACAACTAATTTTTCTGATACTCAACGAGACACTTGGGATAAATTACTTATATATCCAAACAGTAATTTAACCTATAAAGGAAACGTAGTAACCAACATACTAAATATAAAAGTAGAGGATGTAATAAATTTAGTATACACTAGAAGTAGTGATGCTGCTTTTTCTACACCATTAACTTTTAGAATAAGTGATAAGAACTTACATAGTTTATATAGTGCCATTATAACAAATACAATAACTGGCACATTAATTGAAGCTGCTAATTTACCACCAACTTTAGGAGATGGTAGTGTATATACTGATAATAGAATTACAACAATATTAACCTTAGCTATGTTTACAACATTATTAGCACCACCATATAATGACCCAGAGGGTGATTTAATTGACGCTATTAGAATAGATAGTGTATCAGGAGCTAATCAAGGGGTATTTTATTTAAATTCTATACCTGTTACAGCTGGTTTAATAATAACAAGAGAACAATTAGCAGCTAATTTATTTACACATATGGGACCTAATGTTGATACTGTAGCGTCTGATTATTTCACGTTCTCAGCTAGAGATGAAGGTTCATTAACTTGGGTAAACTAAAATAAAAAAAATTCATGGCAAGATTTTCAATAATAAATGGTGGAAGTAATATTGTTTATAGTACTCAAGGTGCTTGGGATGCTGGTACAAATATACCATTTTTAATAAGTCCTGATGTTACAAAAGCTGGATATATATATAAAGTAATAGGAGCTGGTACTAGATTTGGTGATGATTATGAAATAGATGATTTATTAGTATATGATAGTTTTGGAATAGCACAAAGATTTACAGCTTATGAACTAGTGCCTGGGCCAATAGGCCCTCAAGGACCTCAAGGTATACAAGGAATACAAGGTATTCAAGGAAATATTGGATTAACTGGTCCTCAAGGATTACAAGGTATACAGGGTATTAAAGGTGATACAGGTGATACTGGATTAACTGGAGCTTCTATTATATCTGCTGCTTTTGTAGTTAATAATATAGTTTTTACTAAAGATGATGCATCAACTGTAACTTTAATTGATGCAAAGATAGATTTAAAGGGAGACCAAGGAATCCAAGGTATACAAGGTATACAGGGTATACAAGGATTAAAAGGTGATACCCCAGTAGCAGAATGGTTAGGTACTTCTTTAGGATTTGATGGTGGTGTAAAGGTAGATTTAAAAGGAGACACTGGTGAGCAAGGAATACAGGGAATACAAGGTGAAATAGGACCTCAGGGTATTCAAGGTCTACAAGGAGAACAAGGTATACAAGGTATTAAAGGAGATACAGGAGACCAAGGTATTCAAGGGGAGCAAGGTATCCAAGGACTACAGGGTATACAGGGTGAGACTGGTTTAACAGGTGATACAGGAGCAACTGGTAGAGGAATATCTACTATAATTCGTACAAGTGGTACAGGAGCTGCAGGAACTACTGATACTTATACAATTACTTATACGGATACTACAACTAGTACATTTACTGTATATAATGGTGCTGATGGATTAGGTAGTGGTGATATGTTAAAAGCCACCTACGATATAAATAATAATGGTATTGTAGATGACTCAGAAAAAGTAAATGGATTAACTGTTGAAACTGCTGTTCCAATTGGTGCTTTATTTACTGATACAATTTATAATGATACAACTATTTGGTCTGCAGTAAATTTAAATACAGATAAAATTTCTTTTGATGTAACAAGTTCAACAAGATTAGCCAATACAAGTGGAACAAATACAGGTGACCAAGATTTAAGTACCTACCAGATAAAACCAGCAGAAGGTGCTTTTGTCGATGGTGATAAAACTAAATTAGACAGCCTTGTAACTAATGCGCCTACTTCGCTAGCTTTAGGGACAATCGACAGTACAACAGTTGGAATTACGTCTGACGGTGGTGCTGATGATGTTATTTTACCCTCTGCAAATACAACCGAAGCGGGGTTACTTTCTGCCGCTAAATGGAATGAGATTGTAGCTAATACAGCAAAAGTAAGTAATGTTACAACAAATATTACAGTAGTTGAATCTCCAACAGATGTAGAGATACAATCAAGTGACGGTACTAATGATACAATATCAGCAGCAAATACAACTAATGCTGGCGTAATGACTAAAACTATGTATGATGAACATGTAGCAAATAATGCTAAAGTTAGTTATACAGATAGCACTAAAGTAGGTTTTATTACTGTTACTCAAGATGTAGATTTAGATACTATGGAATCCGATGTTGCAGCTAATAACGCCAAAATTTCATTTGATTCTACAAGTTCTACAAGACTTGCAAATACGTCTGGCACTAATACAGGCGACAATGCAGGTGTTACATCAGTTTCAGGAACTGCTCCTATTGTTTCATCAGGAGGAAATACACCAGATATAAGTATTCCAGCAGCTACAAATGCTATTGCTGGATATGCTACTGCTGCACATATTACAGCTATTGAAGCAAACACAGCAAAAGTAACCAACGCAACACACACAGGAGAAGTTACAGGCTCAAGTGCTTTAACAATAGCAAGTAATGTAGTAGATATAGATAATCTGGCAGCAGAGTTAAAAGCTACCACTGCCTTAGGAAATGTATCAG